GTCCGTCGTCGATTTTGACGGCGTGAGCCAGAATCCATCGAGATCCGAGCCGACTGCGTAACATTCCCGTGAGGAGTGTACGCCGTCGGCTTTTTATTTTGCCAGAAAGGCGGTGAGCCGCGTGCAAACGGTGCGCGAGATGATACCTGAGTACAAGCGCAACCTCGACCGGCTGCGGCAGCGGCGGCTTGATTTGCTGCGAGAGCGTGAGTTTGAGCCGAGCTTCGAGAGACGGTACAAGTTGACCGAGCGCATTGTCCGGCTCAACAAGATCATCGCCAGCAGTTCAGCAGCGCTGCATGACATGATGGAGTACGACCATGGCTAAGCCCTGGGCGAAAGCGTTCTACAACTCGGCGGCATGGCGCGACACCCGCGAGGCCTACATGGTCAGCAAGCACGGACTGTGTGAGCGATGCGGCAAGCCGGGACTGATCGTGCACCATCGCAAGGCACTGCGGCCGCAGGACATGAACGATCCGGCACGGACGCTCGGCTGGTCTAATCTCGAGCTGCTGTGCCATCACTGCCACGACATTGAGCACATGGCAAAGCACAGCGGCGCACGCTGCGGCTTTGATGACGACGGAAACCTACTCCCCCCATTCGAGCCGCGGCGCTGACCGGCGGAAGACCGCACCCCCCACTCAAATTTCACCGAGTGACGGGTGCAGGAGGGGTGTAGTTGAGAGGAGGTGCGGCATGGGAAAACCGAAGGCCGAAACAAGAATAAAACGCGAGCGCGAGAAGCTCGCAGAAGTCTTTGCAAAAATGGACGAAAACAAGCGGAAAACCGCCGAAAAACTCATGGATAACGCGGCTTTTATGGCCGTAACTCTGGAGGATTTACGGGATTCCATCAACGAAAACGGCTGTGTGTCCGAGTACCAGAACGGCGAAAATCAGTTCGGCACGAAGAAGTCTCCGGAGGTCGAAGTGTACAACACGATGATCAAAAATTACACCACGGTCATCAAGACGCTGTGCGACCTGCTGCCGGAGTCCAACGGGGAGCTGAATGCCCTGACTGAGTGGCAGCGCACGGCCGCAGGGAGGCGTATCGGCTGATGGGAAAGCGCACGATCTGTCCGCTGACCTGCCCGATGATCAACAGCCAGGGATTTTGCGAAAGCGCCTGGACGCGGGCATCACAGGTAACGGAGTGCCCGCATCGGAAAATGCGGGAAGCGGTGTCCAATTTGAACACCCAAAACGAGAAGTAACAACGAGAGCCAGAGGCCTTGGAGTCCAGAGCCGACAGACTGCCAGAGATGGTGCTGTCGGCTCTTTCTGTTTTTGCGCTGTGACGGACGGTATTGCCATTCCGTCCACCCATATCGAGTATATGGGCAAGGATACGGCGGCACATCCGGCAATGGGATCGCCCGGGTGCGTCCGTCAGAGCGCAAAAGCAGGCGAAACCGGAGGAGGTGAGCAGTACGGCAGCCAAAACAGACCCCAGACAGGCGAGAGAACGTCTTGTCAAGCGCATGGAGCGCGAAGCCAAGAAAACACCGGCACCGGAGGGTGAAAACTGGCTTGAGCAGTACACCTGTCTGGTACTGACCGGCAAAATCACCGCATGCCGCAAAGTCAGAACGCTGTGTGCCGTCCTGCTCGACAAGCTGCGTCACCCGGAGAAGTACCGGCCGTGGGTGTTCGATGAAGCCCTGGCAAACCATCACATTGAGTTTGTGGAGCGGTTCTGCAAGCAGCCGCAGGGTAAGCTCGGCGCACCGCTGCGCTTGGAGCTGTTCCAGAAAGCACGCTGGCAGGCGATCTTCGGTTTTGTCGATGCACACACCGGTCTGCGGCAGTATCAGGAGTGCATGATCGTAGAGGGACGTAAGAACGGCAAAACGACCGAGTGCGCTGGTATCGAAATCGACCTGCTCGTCAACGACGGCGAGGGTGCACCGGAGATTTACTCCATCGCAACCAAGCGGGAGCAGGCAGCGAAGAGCTTTAACGCCTGCGTCAATATGCGAAAGCAGTCGCCGGAGCTGGCGGCGGCTATCCGCAAGCGCCAGAGTGACCTGTACTACCCGTACAATCTCGGCTTTATCACGGCGCTGGCCTCGGCCACCAACACGCTCGACGGTCTGAACGCCCACGGCGTACTCGTGGACGAGCTGGCCGCTATCAAGAACCGCGCCATCTACGATGACATGAAACAGTCCATGTCAGCACGCGAGCAGCCGCTGCTGTTCTCCATCTCGACCAACGGCTTTGTGCGCGAGAGCATTTTCGATGCCCAGTACGAGTATGCTGCCGGTGTGATTGACGGCTCGATTGACGATGACACGTTCCTGGCATGGATCTACGAGTTGGACGAGCGGGACGAATACCTCAACGAGAAAATGTGGATCAAGGCCAATCCCGGACTTGGTACCATCAAGAAGGTGGACTACCTGCGGCGCATGGTCAAAAAGGCGGATGCAGACCCGTCCTTCCTGCCGACTGTGCTGGTCAAGGACTTCAACCTCAAGGAAAACGCTGCGACAAGCTGGCTGACCTGGGCGGAGTGCTCCAATCCGGAAACATTCAGCATTGCGTTTGATTATGCCATCGGCGGCATGGACGCGGCAGACAGCATTGACCTTGCGGCGGCAACGGCTATCTGTCAGCGGCCGGGCGACCCGAAGATTTACCGCCGGAGTATGTACTGGCTGCCGCAGAGCGTGCTTGATGCCGATGCGGCTGCCGGCAACCGCCGTGAGCGCGACAGTGTGCCGTATAGCCTGTGGGTCAAGCGCGGCCTGATGCGCGCCGTGCCGGGCAACAAGGTGGACAAGCAGGTCATGTTCGACTGGTTCTTGGAACTGAAAGAGGAGGACGATCTGTACGTCCGCTACATCGGCTACGACCCGTGGCACATTGACGACAGCCTGCTCGACCGCTTCAAGGCCGAGTTTGGTGAACAGTGCATGATACCGGTGCGGCAGGGCCCCTTGTCGCTGTCCCAGCCGATGAAGGACCTCAAGGCCGACCTCGGCGCCGGTCTGGTGGTCGATAACAACAACCCGATCGACAAGTGGTGCATGGTCAACACTGAGGTCCGCACCGACATCAACGGCAACATTCAGCCGGTCAAGATCACGGACAGCCGCCGCAGAATTGACGGCACGGTCGCGCTGATCTGCGCGTACAAGGTGTTGCAGGACCACTACGATGACTATGTAACGATGAACGAGGAGGCGTAAGTACATTGGGGCTTTTGGAAAAGCTGTTCCCGCGGAGGCCGCCCGGCGGCACAGCACCGAGGGAATATTTTAAGACACTGACCGCCTACCAGCCGGTCTACACGACTTATCGCGGCGGTCTGTACGAGATGGAGCTGACACGGGCGGCGATTGCGGCGTTTGCGCGGCATTGCAGCAAGCTGCACCTCGAGGTGACGGGCGATGCCCGGCCGGATCTGCGGCGCGTGCTCGGGATGCAGCCCAATCCGTTTATGGATGCGAGCAAGTTCCTTGCGCGGCTGGCGACCATCTATCTGGTGCAGAACAACGCCTTTATCGTGCCGATGGAGGACAGCGCCGGACGGCTGATCGGCTATTATCCGGTCCTGCCGCAGCAGTCCTCGGTGCGTGAGTACGGCGGTGAGCCGTATCTGCAGTACAGCTTCTGGGGCGGTCAAAAGGCCGCGATCGAGCTGATCCGAGCGGGTATCCTGACCCAGCACCAGTACGAGGACGATTTCTTCGGCTCGGACAACCGTCCGCTCATGCCGACCATGCAGATGGCGCAGACGCAGGCCGAGGGCATCATCAATGGCATAAAGAATGCTACGACCATCCGGTTTCTGGCTCGTCTGAACGGCAACCTCAAGGAAAAGGACATCACCGCCGAGCGCGAACGCTTTGCGCGGGACAATCTGGCCGGCAATGCGACCGGCGTTGCCATGTTCGACAGCAAGTACGCCGACGTTAAGCAGATCGAGTCGGCGGCGATGGTCGTCAATCCCAAGCAGCAGGAGCTGATCCGCGCGAGTGTGTTCGAGTATTTCGGCACCAATGAGAAAATCCTCACCAACACCTACAACGAGGATGAGTGGAACGCCTACTACGAGGGATTTATCGAGCCGTTTGCCATTCAGCTGTCGCTGGTGCTGACGGCTATGACGTTTACGTCAGAGGAAATCGCGGCAGGTGCGTCCATCATCGCAACGGCGAACCGTTTGCAGTATGCGAGCAACCAGACCAAGCTGAACGTCGTGACGCAGCTGTTCGACCGCGGCTTCCTGACCCACAATATGGGTCTGGAAATCTTCAACATGAGTCCGGTCGAGGACGGCGACAAGCACTACATCCGCAAGGAGTACACAGAGGTGTCCAATCTGGACGCCGTGGGCGATACGTCAAAGGAGGGCGACAATGGCGATCACACCGGAAACCCGTGATTACCGCACTTTTGAGGTGCGGGCGCTGGACACGGGGGAAGAGGATAAGCAGTACCGTGTGGAAGGGTACGCGGCGGTTTTTGATGAGGAAACCGTGCTGTACGAGTACGACGGTATCGAATACAAGGAAGTCATCGACAGGAGCGCGTTTACGGGAGCGGAGATGCGCGATGTCGTGATGAATTATAACCATGGGGGTAAACCCGTGGCACGAACCAAGAACGGCACCTTACAGCTGACTGTGGACACACGCGGTCTGCGTATTTCGGCTGACCTGTCCGGCACCGAGGAAGGGCGGAGGCTCTACGAGGAAATCCGGGGCGGTTATCTGGATCAGATGTCGTTCGCGTTCACCGTCAACAAGCAGGAATATGACCGCGCAAAGCATCTGCGCCGCATTACCGGTTTCAAGCGGGTGTTTGATGTGGCGGCGGTGGATATTCCGGCGTACGACGGCACCAGTATTGCGGCACGCTCGTGGGCAAAGGCGGAGGCCGAGCGCGAGCACGCGGAGGCGGACAAGCGCCGCAGGCTGGAACTCAAGCTGAAAACCTATGGTATTACAAAGGAGGAAAAGTAAATGAGCAAGAATCAGAACAAGCAGGCGATCTTCGGCGGTTTCCGCAATCAGGTTGGCCTGCAGTTTTTTGCAGGCAAGAACCGCATGACCGAGATCGAGGAGCGTCTGGCAGCCATCCGCACCGAGATGGACAGCGAGGGTGCAGACCTTGACGCATTGAGCACCGAAACCGACAGTCTGCTCGAGGAGCGCAAGACCCTGCTGGGACAGGCAGAGCAGCGCCGCAATCTGCTGAACAAGATCGCAAATGGTGCGGGCGGCGAGGTACGCACGTTCCAGCCGCAGCCGACTCCGCCGGAGCAGCGCGAGTATGACCGCTCGAGCGAGGAATACCGCTCGGCATGGCTGAAAACGCTGGCAAACAACGAGCTGACCGAAACCGAGCAGCGTGCATGGTCTACCGCAACGGCTTCCGCCGGTCCGCTGGTGCCGACCCAGACCGCGAACACCATCATCGAGAAGGTGCACCAGTACGCACCGCTGCTGGACAAGGTAACGCTGCTGCGCGTGCCGGGCAATGTGACCTTTGCCGTTGAGAGCGAGCAGGCGGATGCAGAATACCACACCGAGAATGCAACTATCACCGCAGCAGAAACCGGCCTGACCAAGATCAACCTGTCGGCGTACGAGATCACCAAGCTCGTGCAGATCTCCAAGTCTGTACAGCAGATGGCGCTCGATGTATTCGAAAACTGGCTGACCGATATGCTGGCGAAGAAGATCGCAAAGCTGATCTCGGACACCATCATCAAGGGCACCGGCACGGATCAGGGCACCGGCATCGAGAAGGCGAATACCTGGGGCGCGACCAACTCGGTCACTGTCGGCAAGACTGCCGCACTGACCAACCAGAACGTGCTCGATCTCATTGCACTGCTGCCCGGCGGCTACGATGCAGGCGCACAGTTCCTGATGAGCAAGAAGACCCTGTTCACCGACTTTATGCCGCTGCAGGACAAGTCCAAGAACGACCTCGTTCGCATCGAGGGCGGCAGCTACTACATCTACGGCTATCCGGTGCTCATCGACGAGCGCATCGGTGACCACGAGGCGTATCTGGCTGACCTGTCCACCGTCATCGGCAATATGCCGGAGGACGTGACTATTACCTCGACGTTTGACGTCAAGACCAATGCGTTCCTGTTCCTCGGCTGTGCGATGTTCGACTGCAAGCCGAGCCAGGCCGATGCGGTCCGCAAGCTCGTGAAGGCGAGCGCCTGATGCTGACGCTCGACCGCTTTAAGCTGTACGCCCACATCGACCATGCGGACGAGGACGAGCTGATTGAGAGCCTGATCCGGGCGGCAGACACTGCCGTCCGGGATATGACCGGCAAGGAGCCGCCGTCGGACAGTGATGAGCTGTTCGACACGGCTGTGCTCCAGCTGACGGCGCACTGGTACGAAAACCGCACGCCTGTCACGGACACGAGCGTGACACAGGTGCCGTTTACCGTGCAGACCTTACTCAATCACATTGCCATGTCCAGCCGATACCCGGAAAAGGAGGGCGCAAATGGCGCTGACCAATGATCTCAGACACCGCCTGACGGTGTTTAATAAGCACCAGATCGAGAACGACATCGGCGAAACCTGCTGGCAGTACACCGAGGACGGCAAGATCTGGGGTGCGCTGACTGTCATGTCCGGCAGGAACGAAACCCTGCCGGGCGATACGGTTCGCGCCGAGGTTACGCATAAGCTGACCATCCGGCCGCGCTCGTGCAGACTGACCACGGCGACGTATTTTGTCTACGAGGGTCAGCGGTACGATGTGCTGTACTGGCAGCCGCATTACAAGCGCCGCGACCGTCTGGAGGTCATGCTGAAGCTGGTGGTTGAAGATGCGTGACGGATTTGACTGCTCTGAACTGATGGACTTTGCGGAACGTCTGGGGGCACAGCCGAAAGAAATGCTGAAAGCGCAGAAAAAGATGCTGCGTACCAGCGGCACAAAGCTGCGCCGAAAAACGGCTCAGCGTGCCCGGGCTGATGTGCGCCGTACAGCCGTCCATCGTCCAAAGTATGACCGTAAGGCCGGCGACTATCACCGGAGCATCAAGCGCGGCAAGGTCAACAAGAGAGATGACGAGATGCGCATCCGCGTATATTCCTCGGATAAAATCGGTCATCTCATTGAGGATGGCTGGACACCGAAACTGCGTGACGGCTCAAAGGGTAGTTATCAGGCAGGCAAAAAGGTGTTTGCTAAGGCTGCTGAGGAATTTGAACCGGAGTTTGAGTCGGCCGCCGAGGATATGGTTGACGAGTTGATAGATAAAATATGACAATTCGAGAAGTACGCGCGGCACTGATCGCGCTGTTAAAGCAAGCAGCACCCGGTGTTCCGGTGTCCAAATCGGACACCGATAAACCCGTGGTGCGTCCGTCCTTCAAGATCGACATATTCCCGGCAGAGGGAAACGCCGCCTGCGGCGGTGCGCGGGAGCGGTCGATCGACGTGGACGTTTGGTACTATCCCGCCGAGCGGGTGGAGTACCTCGAGGAGTGCAGTGAGATGGCGGAACGCCTGATCGCCGCACTTGAAGCCGGTATCGACACCGGCGAGATCGTGCTGGTGCCGGACGATACGGTCAGCACGACTATATCGCTCGGTGTGCTGGTGCTCCAGTTTGCACTCAGCTGGTGCGAGAGCGCCGCCGAAACCGGAGAAATGATGGAAAACCTCGAATACTGAGAGGAGGAGTAAAACCAATGGCAATTACAATGCCGAAAATCGAAATCAGCTTTGAGCAGAGAGCTGTGTCGCTCATCGGACGCTCGGAACGCGGCATCGCAATCCTGATCGTGCGCGACGATACGGATAAGAGCTTCACGCATAAGCAGTACGCTGATCTCTCTGCGGCGCAGGCTGACGAAAGCCTGTACACCGCAGACAACTACAACGCCATCTGCGACCTGCTCGGCTTTGCGCCGTACCAGATGCACGTGTTCCGCGCGGACTCGGACGGCGCACTGGCCGATACGTTGACCGAGATCAGCAAAACCGTAAAAACCGGTTGGCTGACTATTGCCGGTCAGAGTGCCGCTGACGGTCTGGCGCTGTCCGCGTGGGTCAAAACGCAGGACAACACCAAGAAGCAAACCTACAAGGCGGTCTGCTATGGCCTCACGACCCTGCCGGATGATATGCACGTGGTCAATTTCATCAACGAAAAGGTCACGTTCTCCGATGATCGCGGGGAAAAGGACGGCGTAGCGTATCTGCCGAGCCTTGTCGGCATTTTCGCCGTCTGCAACGTGACGAGAGGCAGCACCAATTATCAGTGCTCCAATCTGTCCGAGGTGCAGGAGGTCGAGGACAACGATGCGGCGCTTGGCACCGGCAAGTTTATCCTTGTTAACAGCGAGGACAATACCGTGCGTATCGCGCAGGGCATTAACTCTATGACGACCACGGACGGCAAGACCAAAACCGAAGATATGCAGTTCATTGAAACCGTGGAAGCAATGGACATGATGAAGGACGACATTGCGGCGACATTCCGGGAAACGTATCTCGGCAACTACCGCAACAGCCGCGACAATCAGATGATGTTGGTGGCAGCGCTCAACAGCTCGTACTTCCGTCAGCTCATGCAGCAGAATATCCTCGACCCGGACTACGCGAACGCCGCCGCCATCGACACGGACGCGCAGCGCGCGGCGTGGGTGGCATCCGGCAAGAGCGAGGCTGCGGACTGGGACGATGATACCGTCAAGGCAAATCCGTTTAAGAGGACGGTGTACCTGACGGCGAACGTCAAGATTCTCGGCAGTATGACCGACCTGATTTTCCCGATCGCGATGGCATAAGGAGGTACATATGGATAGTTTTAACCCGAATCGCGTGCTCCATTCCAATCAGGGCAATATGTGGTTCAACGGCAAGCGCCTTTCCACGCTCCAGAGCGTGGAGGCGAAGGTCACCGGCGACTTTGAAGAGGTCAACAACTGCGGTGACCCTGCGACTTATCGCATTTATAATGGTTATTCCGGCGAGGGCACGTTTACGATGCTCAAGATCGACTCGGAAGTGCTGAAGCTGATGGCGGACGCCTTCCAGACCGGCGAGATGCCGACGACGACCATTATCACTGCCCTCGAGCAGAAGGGCACGAACAAGGTCGAGCGCATCGCGTACCGCGATGTGACTATCGACGAGATGTATCTCGCCAAGTTCGAGAAGAAGAGCAAGATCGAGGAAGAAGTGCCGTTCAAGTTCGGTCACTTCGAGGTTCTTGAGACGATTTAAGGAGGAGTAAAGCATGGACAAGAAGTTACTGGACGCGCTGGCGGCAAAAGCCGAGCAGCGCAAGGCTGACAAAGCCAAGGTCATTCAGTTTAAGGTCGGCGGTCAGCTGCTTGATTTTGTAAAGATCGGGCACACCGCGCAGCTGGACGCTTATGAGGCTTTTCTGGCGGCACGAGAGCAGCCGTCGCAGATGCTGGATGTCGGTGCACAGCTGATCTATGACTGTTGTCCGGCATTGCAGGACCCGGAGCTGCACACCGCGCTCGGCGTGACCGACCCGTACGACGTTATCTGGGTGCTGATGGATGTCCGCGAGGTCAATGAGCTCGCGGCATCCCTGTTTGCCTGGCTCGGTCTGATTGCCGGTGACGAGGATGAGGATCCGGCAAAAAACTGATTGAGCGCGACCCAGTGCTCGACCTTACAGCATTTTACGCGGCACGAGGCATCACGCCGGAGCAAATCCGGCAGATGAGCTACGCAGACCGTGCGGTGCTGCGAGTCGGGCGGGCGCGCTGGTACGAGGATATGATAAACCTGATTGCGGCAGGAGTCTGCCGCGCATATGCACCGGAGGAGGGACGGAACAGTGGCTAAAAATAAGGTTATCAACACCGTCCTGACGGTGCAGGATAAACTGTCAGGCGGATTGGTTGAAGCTGCAAAAAACGCTAAAAAGTCAGGCAAAGCTATCGACGGTAGTATGCTCTCCGCTACGCGCAGTGTGGTAGCGTTTAAAAATAAGTCGGTTAAAGCGCTGACGGATACCGCTAAAAAAGGCTTTAACGGGCTTGTAAATATCGCAAAAACGTCAGCACTGGCAATCACTGCGAGCATTACGGGCATTGCTGTTGGATTTGCTGCGTTGGACGGCGCGACCGAGGAATACCGCATAGCGCAGGGCAAACTCAACGCCGGATTTCAGGCAGCGGGCTTTTCCGCCGATGTGGCTCGCAAGAGCTATCGCAATTTTTATGCTATTCTTGGCGATACGGACACCGCGACCGAAGCCTCTCAGCTACTTGCCAACATGGCTAAAACCGAAAAGGATGTAGCTACATGGACACGCATTGCGGCAGGCGTGCACGGCACGTTTGGCGATTCTCTGCCAATCGAGGGATTAGTTGAGTCCGCAAATGAAACCGCACGAACCGGTCAGGTGACAGGCGTTTTTGCGGATGCGCTTAACTGGGTCGGTATTCTGGAGGATGATTTTAACGCCAAGCTGGAGAAAACAACCGATGTCAGCAAACGCAATCAGCTGATCATGGATACGCTCTCCAAGACCTATGACAAGGCCGCTGACAGTTTCTATGCGAACAACCAGCAGGTAGTCAATGCGCGGCGTAATCATGCGACCTTGGACGAGATGCTCGCCAAGGTGGGCGACACCAGCTCCAAGCTGAAAAACCAGCTGTGGGTGCTGGCCGGTGCTGCCGAGGACGGTTCCATCCGCTCTGGCTCGGCGCTGGACTGGATTTACAAAAAAGCTGCAGACCTCTCCACTTGGATCAGTGGACTTGATTTATCCAATCTGCAGGCGCAGGTAGATAAGTATGTTGGTGCAGCAGCGCAAAGAATCGGAGAGTGGCTTGATAAGGTTAAGTCATGGGTGGAAAATGGCGGTCTTACGGTTCTCGCCGATAAACTATCTGACGGCATCCCGAAAGCGGCAGAGCTGGCAAAGGGCGGCATTGACCTGCTGAGCGATGCGCTGGATAAGGCAAAAGATGCCATGCAGTTTTGTAAAGATCATAGCGCGGAATTAAAAACGGTTGTAGGACTACTTGGCATTGCTTTTGGCATGGTTAAGCTGTCCCAGTTTAATACAGGCCTTACGGATGCAATCAGCAATATTGGCGGTTGCATTCAAACTATCGGTACGATGATCGGCGTTACAGGTGCACAGGCTGCAGCAACAGGTGCAGCAACCACAGCGCAGACTGGACTCAATATTGCGATGAATGCAAACCCTATCGGTGTAATCATTCTGGCTGTTGAGGCCTTGATTGCCGTCTGGCTTTTGTTTGGTGACAAAATTACGGACACAGCGCAGAAACTTTGGAAAAAGTTTAAGGATGTCAGCATCAAAATCGGTACTGCCTTTTCCGGTGCGTTTGATAAGGTTAAAAATGCCGCTAAGACGGCACTGGAATGGGTCGGAGACAAGCTGTCGTGGCTCAACAACAAGATCGAGAGCATCCCCATCCTGGGCAGTTTGTACAAGGGTGCCAAGGGTGTCCTGGGCGACGCTATCGAGTGGGTAGACAATGCCACAACGGGCAATCGCTCGGGCACGTCCACAGGTACGACCAAGACAACAACCAGAAGCAAAACGACTACAACGGCCGGTCCGGTCAAGACCACGACCTCGACCACTACGACGGTACCTAAGCCGACACCCAGCAGCCTGCTGAGTCTGCCGGGACTCGGCAAGGCAACCGGCACGCCCTACTGGCGAGGCGGCTACACCCGCGTCAACGAGCGCGGCGGCGAAATTATGAACCTGCCGAGCGGCACGCAGATCATCCCGCATGATGTGTCTGTCAAGGCGGCAGGCGGTCGGAGTGTGACGGTCAACGTCACCATCCAGGGCAACGTCATCGGCAACCGCGAGTATACCGAGCAGGTCGGTGAGTACGTCGGCCGCAAGGTGCTCGCGGCGCTTGGCAACACATAAGGAGGTGCGGTGCGTGTACAAGATTATCATCTCGGTCAACAACAACGAGGAGGTCTGGACGCTGCCGCACTGTCCGCCGGATTTCCCAATCCCGCAGCCGGAGCAGCACCACGAGACCTACGAGGGCCTGAGCCGCGACTATCGCCGCATCGGCACGCTCGGTCTGCGGCACATGGAGTGGACGGCGTTGCTTCCAGTGCACCGATACTCCTTCATGCCGTCTGAGGCGTCTGCGGATGGTTGGGCGTATGTCGATTTTCTGAGCCGGTGGCGCGACAAGAAGGTGCCGTTTCGCCTGATCGTGCTCGACAGCAAGGGGGCGGCACGGCTTAACATGCCGGTGACGGTTGACAGCTTTGATGTTACCGTGCGAAAAAACGGCGATTTGGAGTATTCCATCGCCGTGACAGAATATCGATTTATCACATGAGGAGGTGCGCCGCATGGCGGCAGGCTATGTAGACGAGCACAAGCTGATGTTGTACCGCGACGGCGCACAGCCGCGCGATATCACCGCATTTGCGAGTAACATGACGCTGACGGATGACCTTGACACGCTGGCGGCGGAGCTGACGTTTACGACGTTTATCTCGCCGTGGGACAAGTACACGCCCAAGCTGGCACTCGCGCCGGGTGATAAGGTGCGAGTGACCAATCAGGGCAAGACCGTGTTCTCGGGCATCATTATCACGGTGACGCTGGACGGCGGTGTTACCGCCTATGACCGCGGCTGGTATCTCAACAAGTCGGAAATCGTGCTGCAGGTCAACAACCTTGCAGCCGATCAGGTGATCCGCAAGGCGTGTGCCAAGGCGGGCGTAACGGTCGGCAAGGTGTGCAGCCTGCCGACCAAAATCACGCAGCTGTGGACCGGCTCAACGCCGTCCGACATTATCAGCGATGTGCTGAACACCTGCACGTCTGCGACCGGCAAGCAGTACCGCCACCGCGTGGACGACAGCGGCCTGCAGGTCGAGGCGCTGCCAACAACACCCATTAAGGCATACCACAAGCCCGCGAAAAATATCGCCGCATTTGACATCACCTGGGCGCTCGGTCAGGTGAGCGGTGAGGACAGCATTGAGGACACCTACAACGCTGTTGTCATTGCCGCCGAGGACGACGGCAAGGCGTACATCGGCGCACAGGCCAGCAACGCGGCATCCATCAAGCGTTACGGTTTCATGCAGCACATAGAGACCGTGACCGAGAACCCCGGCACGGCTGTGCTCGGCCAGATGGTCAAAAACTTGCTGAAAAACGCCGACAAGGTAGGGCAGACCCGCTCTATCTCGGAGATTTGGGGCTGTGATGAGGTGACAAGCGGCGTGGTACTGCGATTCAACTCGCCCGCGTTCGGCATCAAGGGCAACTTCCGTGTTACTCGCGTGGAGCATCACTACAGCGGTGCAGGACACACGATGGCACTGGAAATCACGGCGCTCGAGCAGGTGCGAGCCGCCGCCGAGGGCAAGACTGACGCGGCAGCCATCAAGGCCGCTAGCACGGACAAGGTGCAGGTTTTCGGCCTGCCCGATCTGTCCGGCGGCAGTGACGGCGGCTCGGGCGGCACCATTGTCAAGGCGTTGTTTACCGCCTACTATCCGGCTAACAATGCGCTGGAGGGCGGTTATCTGGATGCACAGGGCAACAGGCTCGACCCAAGCAAGCACACCTGCGCCGCACCGCCGTCTGTGCCGTTTGGCACCAAAATCACGGTGCGCGACACGGGCACAAGCCTCGACGGCACGACCTACACGGTCAACGACCGCGGCGGTGCGATCCAGATCAAGAACGGCGTGTACCACTTTGACCTGCTGATGAGCAGCAACGCCGAGTGCAATCGCTGGGGACGCAAAAACGGCTCTGCGATCATCGGCGGCTCGGGCGGCGGCTCGGGCAGTGCGGTGTCGTTTGTCAACACCGCACTGGGCGAGGTCGGATACAAGGAGTCCGGCAAAGACATCAACAAGTTCGGTCAATGGGCCGGCCACAACGGCGTTGCCTGGTGTGTTTATTTTGTTTGCTGGTGTGCGTATAAGTCCGGTGCGCCTATCCCGACAAGCTACGGCTACGTTGGCGATATGACCAGCTATTTCAAGGCACGCGGCAAGTACAAATCGGCTGGCAGTTACAAGCCCAAGGCGGGCGATCTGATGATTCAGGGCGACCGGCATATCGGCATTGTAATATCGGCCGGAGCATCAAGCTGCGAAACCGTTGAGGGCAATTGCAGTAACTCTGTCAAGAGTGTTACTCGCAGTTACGCGGAGATTTCCGGTTTCTGTACGCCGTGGGGATAACACAAGATATTGTATACTTGTGGATAACACTGTGGAAGATGTGGAAAGGAGTGCGTGCCAGTGGCATGGGATACAGAGATGGCTTTGGCCATCAAGAACACCGCGAGAAAAGCGGCAAAGAGCCTACCCAAAGGCTGGTATCGTGCCGAGGTCTTGCAGGTAACGCCCAAGTTGATTTTTTCTGTGGTAAGCAAGGAATTTCAGTTCAGCACGGGAGATGGCCTGATTATGACCGCGACTGCTCGGGCGAAAGAGTGGAAAGTCGGCAATCAGGCGGCAGCCATTCTGCAAGGCAGTGAGCTGCTGGTTTTAGATTCTTTATAGGAGGTGTCGGCTATGGCCGATGTGTTTCCGGTTATCCCGGAGGAGCTGCCCGCGCAGGTCGCGGAGAGCATTGGGCGCTCTCCGGCGTTTGTGTTCCATGAGGACGGCAGGTCGGGCAGTTTCCCGTTGGTGGACGGCGCTCTGGTCGAGCGGCAGGGCATTGAGGCAGTTAAGCAGTGGCTTGAGCTGATGCTGCGCCAGAAACCGGGTGCAATCCCGATCTACCGGACAAGCGGCACGACCCAGCCGGGCGTGGAGGCAGTCAGCCTTGACCGGCGCGTGCCGGAGGGCTGGATTTTTGCCGAGATTGAGCGCAACGTGCGGGAGACCGCCGCGTTCTGTCCGGCGATCCGGACGCTCGACAGTTTTAAGTTTACGCGCATGCGGCGCGGCGTGGAGGTACGCTTCACGGTCCGCCTGCACACCGGAGAGAGCGAGGAGGTGACGACGTATGTCAGCGAGTGAGATTTTAGACGAGATGCTGTCCGCAATGCCGGAAAGCTATCAAAAGACCATCGGTTTCCCGACTTATGACCTTTTAGCCGCAGTCAGCCTGCGGATGGAGGGCACGGATGAGACTATCAACGAGGCCAAACAGCAGCTTGACCCCGAAAACCTGCACGACAGCGCTCTTGACCGTTATATCTATCCGCGCTCCGGCTTGGAGCGCAAGGCGGCGACCTTTGCACACGGCCGCGTGACCGTCACCGGCACAGGCACGGTCGAGCAGGGTACGCTGTTTGAGTCCGGCGGTGGTGTTCAGTATTATGCGACAGAGACCGTAGCCATTGAGGGCGAGGGTACTGTACCGGTCACCTGCACGGTGGACGGCACGGCAGGCAATCTGCCCGCGCACAGCGTGACGCAGATGCCGGTGGCAGTGCAGGGCATTGCCTCGTGTGATAACCCTGAACCGATTGGCGGCGGTTATGCCGAGGAGTCGGACAGCGAGTATTATGCGCGTTATCTGGTCGTGCTGCGCACGCCTGCTACGTCGGGTAACATCTACCACTATGTGCAGTGGGCGCTTGAGGTGGCCGGTGTCGGACATGTCAAGGTGTTTCCGCGGGTGCAGGGTGTCAACACGGTTGATGTAGTAATTGCCGACAACGCCGGTCAGCCTGCATCGCCTGCACTGGTTAAGTCGGTGCAGGACTACATCGACCCCGACAGCGAGGGCGCAGGCCGCGGACAGGCGCCCATCGGCGCACAGTGCTTTGTTACTGCCGCGATCGGCAAGGCCATCACGGTCAGCTGCACGGTGTCCAAATCGGACACCGTGACCGAGGACATCCTGACGGCCGGCATCAAGGAGAGCGTTGCAGCCTATCTGGCAGGCACGGTCTTTACCCAGGACTACATCAGCTATGCACAGATCGGTGCGGCCATCATGGACACGCCGGGCGTGATCGACTATGCCGGTCTGAAAGTGTCCGGCGGCATCGTGAATATCGCAATCGCAGAGCGCGAGTGTCCGGTACTGGGCGAGGTGACAATTACCTATGGCTGAGTTTGACAACATGCGGAAAAGCCTGCCGGTGGCGTACCGCACGGACAAGTGGGTGTGCGACCTGCTTGCCGCGATCCAGTCGCTCGACGACACGCAGCGCGAGCAGATGCTCGACATTACGCAGCAGCTGTTTCCAGGAAGCATGACGTGGGCGCTTGCCATCGAGGAGCGCGACGCCGGATTGCCGTCCACCGGCACGCTGGAGGAGCGCCGCACGGCGCTGATTGCACGGTGGCGCGGCTCGGGCAAGTGCGATGTTGACCTGATTCAGCGCGTGTGCGACAGCTGGAAAAACGGCGAGATTTCCGTCGGCTTTGCAAAGGGCGTCGTTCTGCTGACGTTCATCGGCGCTTACGGCATTCCTGCGCCGGCTGAGCTTGCCGCATTGCAGGAGGCGGTAGACCGCACAATCCCGTGCCATCTGGCGGTGCAGTTCCTCTGGCGCTGGCTGCTGGTGCGCGAGGTGTCCGCGATGACGGTCGATGAGCTGCAGTCGCACCCCATCAGCGATTTTGCGTTTGAGGAGTGATACAGTGAGCAAAACAACAAAAAATCTCGGGCTGTTTGAGTATGAGAAGGACAAGGACGGCGCGAGCACGTTTAACATCGAGCAGGCCCTTAACGGCAACTGGGACAAGCT